TAATTCTAGATATCCTACGTTAAAACTTTCGCGTTCGTCAGCGTCCAGCTTTGCGATTGCTTCCAACAATTTTGCTACCCGGTCGACTGGATCGGCAATAAATTGCTTTAGTTTATTCACGGTTGTTAGTTCATTCTCGGCTAAAATGTCCGTGACCATCTGCAACAATTCGACTTCGGTAGTTGGTGTGTCGAGTTTGGCAAGTCCTTTGATCACGAGGCGCACCAAGTTTTTATTTAACGAGATGCTGGCAATGGTTTGAGCGTGACGCTTGGGGAAGCTATGACGTTCTATCAGGTCTTCCTTCCACGCCGCCGCCGCTTTTGTTTTACCCTTGATAGTGGGAAGGCGGTTGCCGGACTTGTCGCGGTTGCCGTCGATATTACCCGTGATATCGATATACAGATAATGCTTCACGGTCCAGATATCAACAAATGAATTAAGGTAAAAATAAGGCAAATAGGTCAACAGTACTGACTAATCCCTTTATATAATTAAAAAGTATACTAGGGAAACGAGAGGGAAGACGAGAACAGAACGTGAACATAAAGGGAACAAATTGCCTTGGCGCGTTTTGGGTGGTGATGTACCAGTAAAGGGTTAAAACGTCTGTAGCATGCCTTAAAACGGCGTACAGCGTGTCAATACCCTAATCATAGGAATATGAAGGTTATACATTAGAATAATTCTAAACTGGCGGAAGTGTGCGGTTTAGGGATGGTAAGTGTACTTATTAATAGATAAGCGCGCTTATTAATTAATATGTATATACATACTAATTAGATTAATAAGTACGCTTATCATTCTATTACACTGGTGTAATGGATAGGCGCAGGGATAATGAAGTCGCGAATCATGGCCGCGAAGCTATCGCTTTCCCCCGCGCATCCGCAATCACGAATGTCATGCACGCAACCCCACCCCAAGAAAACCCCCACGCATCATGCATATATATATCACCACTGACATATATAGAGAATTTTTACAAGGCTTGCTACACACCTAGATATATTAGATACTATATAGATATAATTAACTATTAGTAGTTATTATTATTGTTATTGTTATTATTATTATCTCTAATAGTATCTCTAATAGTACTATATAGACTATATAGTCTCTCTACACGTCATGTGACGTAGTGTATCATAAGATAATAACCTTCACAACAATAAAAAGAAACTATTTTTGTTGTCTTCCCCTTTAGGTTCTGCTACAATTGCTTAATGTTTGGTCTTCCCCAGAAGGAGTGTGAGGTAATTATGTGTGATAACCCCAATTGTAGACACAGAGACAGGTGTGACTGTGAGAATTGTGACTGTTCCTCTGTAAGAAGTGACGAAAAGATGTGTAAGTGTTGCGATCCAAGACGAGAAGGTGGACACGTTAATGTCAACAGACGACAATTCGACTGAGATAACCTATAATATTCTACTTAATCTACGTAATTCTTTAAGAGAAGCTGTATCAGTTCAATGTAAAAAAGATTTTCTTACGTTTGTAAGGGCAGTAGCGCCTACATTGGTAAGTGATTGGGAAATGGGTAGACACATTGATTTACTTTCCAGTAAATTACAACAAGTACAAGAAGGTAAGATCAAAAGACTTATGGTCTTCCTACCTCCTCGCTCCAGTAAGTCCGTTATCTGTTCTAAATTGTTTCCTGCATGGTACATAGGACAAAATCCTAACCATGAAATACTAACTGTCAGTCACTCTGACCAGTTATCCAGTGACTTTGGTAGAACAGTAAGGGATATTGTAGGGACTGATGAGTTTATGGGAATGTTTCCCGGTGTTAATCTACGACAAGATGTACGAGCAGCAGGTAAATGGAAGACTAACCTGAATGGTAGCTACTATGCTGCAGGTGTACGCAGTCAAATTGCAGGGAGAGGCGCACACATTGCTATCTTGGATGATGTCATGTCTGAAGAAGATTCATTCTCTGATGCAGGTAGAAGATACATCAAGGAATGGTGGCCTTCAGGACTACGTACACGTATTATGCCTAATGGTTCTATTATTATTATTAATACTAGGTATCATTATGATGATCTATGTGGGTGGTTACTAAAACAACAAGAAGAATACGATATTGATACCAAGATGCGTTGGAATGTAGTGAGTATCCCTGCATGGTTAGATGAGAAAGCCAGTGAGTTGCTAGGTCTACCAGAAGGTACAAGTTATTTCCCTGAGTGGAAGAGTGATGAAACATTAAGAATTGATGAGATGGAGATAAAGGCAACCAACGGTACTAAGTACTGGGAAAGTCTTTACATGCAGAATCCTACACCTGATGAAGGAAGTTTAATTAAGAAGGATTGGATACAATGGTGGAACCATGAAGAACCACCGGACTGTGATTTTATTATTCAAACATATGACACGGCTTTCTCAACACGTACCACTGCTGACTACAGTGTAATACAGACATGGGGTATCTTTCACTTCTATGAAGCAGATGAAGATGGTACTGAAGGTACAGCAGCTAACTTGGTTCTGTTAGGAAATAAGCGAGGAAGGTTTGAATACCCTGACTTGAGGAGGATTGCACGGGAAGAGTACGACAAACACAGACCTGACATTTGTGTAGTAGAAAAGAAGGCCAGTGGTCAGTCATTGATACAGGACTTACGAAGAACAGGACTACCAGTGTTGGAGTACATGCCAGATAAAGATAAAGTTACTAGAGTCTTTAGTGCGTCTCCCATGCTAGAGTCAGGTAGGGTGTGGTTGCCTAGAGGTAAGGACTGGTCAAAAGAATTATACGATGAGTTAATCTTGTTTCCCTATGGCAGACACGATGATCAAGTAGATGCGTTAACAATGGCAGTTCATTACGTAAAGGAAAGCTGGAGATTAGAACATCCTGAAGACCCTAACTGGGAAGATGATGTTAATCCTCGACGTACAAAGAAAGTTGCATACTGGCATTTTTAATGATATAGTTAATTTTATTTATTGCTTAAATAAAAGGTAAGTAACATGCCCCCTAAGAAAAATAAAAAATTAACTTCTCGTCAACTAGCTACACTTAAAAAACATAGTGAACATCACACTGCTAAACATATGAAAGTTATGATTAAAGATATGAAAGCAGGTAAATCATTTACTCAATCACACAAAGATGCTATGAAAAAAGTAGGTAAGTAATGGTTAGGAAAAAAACAAAATCTAAAGTTAATCAGTCAGGCAACTATACCAAACCTGCTTTACGCAAAAGAATATTTAATGCTGTAAAGGCAGGAGGTAAAGGTGGCAAGCCGGGACAGTGGAGTGCACGTAAAGCACAGATGGTAGCTAAAAGATACAAAGCTGCAGGTGGAGGTTACAGAAGCTAGTGTCTAATTTAAAAAAACCTCAACGTAGTCTGAAGGCATGGACTAAGCAGAAGTGGCGAACTAAGTCAGGCAAGCCATCAACTCAAGGTAAGAAAGCTACAGGTGAAAGATATTTACCAGAGAAAGCAATAAAGTCTTTGTCTAAAAAAGACTATGATGCTACTACTAAAGCTAAACGTAAAGGAACTAAAAAAGGTAAGCAGTTTGTAAAACAACCTAAAAGAATTGCTAAAAAAACCAGAAGTCATAGAAAGGTTACATAATGCCAGCTAAACGAAAAAAAAGTAATATGAAGGGTATGACTATTGGTAGCGGAAATAAGCGACCTACTAAACAAGGAGCAGGTCTGTCAGCTAAAGGGGTAGCTAAATATAGGAGACAAAACCCCGGTAGTAAACTTCAAACAGCGGTAACAGAGAAAAAACCTACAGGTAAACGAGCAGCACGTAGAAAGAGTTACTGTGCGCGATCTGCAGGACAGATGAAAAAGTTTCCTAAAGCAGCTAAGAATCCTAACTCACGCTTACGTCAAGCACGTAAAAGATGGAAATGTTAGTTGACATTTGGTTTTGAACATGGTATAAACCATGGCTTAGTACGACCTGACTATAAAGAATACAGATGTACTAAGACACCATGTGATTGTACTATTACTAAAATGTGTAAAGGTAAATGGCGTAAGTATCAAAAAGATTTAATGCAGCACATATATTTAAAATTTAAGGATACATATAACAATGGCGACTGAACGCAATCCATTCGATCCTATTCCTCAAGTAGAGATTTCTATAATTGAAACAGAGGTATCGGAACAGGTAGAAGGTGAAGCACCTACAATGGAGTTTGATGAAACTGATGGCAGTGTTGTCGTTATGTTTGATAGTAATGTAGGAGAAGATTTATCTAAGCAGCAGGTAAAGGAAGAAGGTAAAGATTTCTTTCGTAACTTAGTTACAGAACTTGATGAAGATGAACTACTAGAAATATCAACTCAAGTATGTGATAACTATGAAGCAGATAAAGATTCCCGTGCTGATTGGGAAAGTATGTTTGAGCGAGGCTTTGATCTGCTAGGTCTAAAGCTTCAAGAAGGTTCAGAACCATTTGAAGGTGCATGTACAGCAGTACATCCTATTCTTATTGAGTCAGCAGTTAAGTTTCAGTCCAAGGCTACTCAAGAACTATTCCCTGCTGCTGGACCAGTAAAGACTCGCATTATTGGTAATGTTTCAGAGGAACGGGAACAACAAGCACAACGAGTCAAAGAGTTTATGAACTATCAAGTTCAAGAACAGATGACAGAATACTTCGATGAGTTTGAACGTATGTTGTTTCATCTACCTCTTATTGGTTCTGCCTTTAAGAAGATTTACTTTGATAGTAATCTTAATCGTCCAGTATCAGAGTTTATTCCTATTGATCAGTTCTATGTGTCTTACTACGCTACTGATCTACAGAATGCAGATCGGTACACCCATGTCATCTTCCGTAGTCCAATTGAGATGCGACGAGACATGGCATCAGGCATGTACCATGATGAAGAACTACCAGAAGCAGGTATGCCTAATCTTACTCCTATTGCACAGAAGATGGATACAATTATGGGAATGTCTCCATCAGGAGATAATGATCCTCAATATGTTCTTCTTGAACAACATTGTTATCTTGATCTTCCCGGTAAGTTTGGAGATGAAGATGAAGTTCCGCTACCCTATATTGTTACAATAGAGGAACAAAGTAGAAAGGTTCTGTCTATTCGTAGGAACTATAACCAAGACGATCCTCGTAGAGAAAAGAAAACTTTCTTTACACACTACAAGTTTGTACCGGGATTTGGTTTCTATGGTCTAGGTCTTATTCACTTCCTTGGTAATCTTACTATGACTGCTACTGCTGCTATGCGTAGCTTGGTTGATGCAGGACAGTTTGCCAATCTTCCCGGTGGCTTTAAAGCTAAAGGTATGAGAATTGTAGGAGACAATGATCCTATTAGTCCCGGTGAGTTTAGAGAAGTAGAAGCTACAGGTAATGATATTAGTAAGATGATCATTAACCTACCATACAAAGAACCTTCACAAACTCTATTCCAGATGCTTAACTTTGTAAGTGCAACTGCTCAGAAGTTTGCAGATACTACAGAACAAGTTATTTCTGATGGTGCGAACTATGGACCAGTAGGAACTACGATGGCTTTGTTAGAGGCTAGTAGTAAGTTCTTTAGTGCAATTCATAAACGACTACATAAATCTCAGCATAGAGAATTTAGTTTGCTAGGTAGGATTAATAATGAATACCTACCAGATGAATCAATGATTGATATTCCATCAAATGCTCTTACCATTTATAAGAGTGACTTTGATGGTAGGATTGATATTATTCCAGTATCTGATCCTAATATTCCATCCTCTGCTCACCGGATGATGATGGCACAACTAGCACTTCAGTTGTCTCAATCAGCACCTCCCGGCATGTTCAACGTAGAGGAACTAAATAGGACCATTCTTACAGCAGCTAATCTTCCTAACCTAGATAAGATTATGCCACGTAAACCTGATCCTGAACCTCTTGATCCTGTAAGCGATATTCAAGCGGCAGTTAAGGGTATGCCAATTCAAGCCTTCCCCGGTCAAGATCATCAAGCACATATTCAAATTAAAACTTCTTTTATTCAAGACCCAATGAATGGTGGTAATCCTCTGATGCAAAGGATTGTTCCTATTCTTCAGGCTAATATTCAAGAACATATTATAATGAAATACAAAGAACAAATACTTGGTGTCTCCGAACAACTAATCCAACAGTACGGACCACAGGCAGTAGCTGATGGAATGGTTGATCCTAATGATCCTCGTATACTTGATCAAGTACAAATGATGGCAGCACAACAAGTGCAGCAAGCTAATGCAGCAATGGCAGCGCAGCAGATGGCACAGTCACCTGAAGCACAGATGTTAGGACTTGAACAACAGCGTGTTGAAATTGAAAAACAAAAACTTGAAATATCTGCAGCTAAAGAACTTACTTCTTCTGCTTTGAAAAATCGTGAATTAACTTTAGAAGAAGCAGAACTACAATTGAATATGTTCAAAGCTGGCGCTGATATGTCCAGTAAGAAAGTAGAGAAGCAAAAAGACAGAGACACTAAGATGGCGATTGCTGCTCTTGAAGGTCTTCTTGATTTAGCTAAAACTTCAGAAAACATTAATAGAGATAAAGCACTCAAAGCTGCTGATGTTTTAAGTAAGTTTGTAGACACACAAATGATCAGTAAGGAATAATATGGAATTTTGGGAACAGATGGGTAAAGAGTTAACAGATAAAATTGAGGAAATAAAAAAATCGCTTGCGTATGGAAATGTTTCTAGTTATGATGAATATCGTCAAGCAGTAGGCACTGTTCAAGGATTAGAATGGAGTAGGGAATGCTTGAAAGAAATTATTAATAATAGATTTAA